CAGCCCCAAATAAGGAGGAGCAAGTGGCACAAGGAGCGAATCAGACTGCCAAGCTTGATGCGGAAACGCAAACGAAGCTCGACGCAGTTTTCAAAGCTCATGAGCAGATCACCAAAGCTTATGAGAAGGTGGAGAAGGAGAACGGCGAACTCAAAGCTGAGATCGCAGCTCTCCAAAACGTGAACAAGACGAAAGAGCTTGTTCAGAAGTCGGCAGGATGGAAGCATCTTGGATTGCCGAACGAGACGGTCGTCGCAATGCTGTCTGACGCTCAGAAGGTTTCCCCGGAATCCTATGAACGCGTCTGCAAGTCTTTCGACGCTCTCGACGAGCAAGGCCGCGCAGGCAAAGCATTCGGTGGAGATCTCACCCGTGAGATCGGCTCGAATCTTCCTGGCGGAAGTGGCTCAGGCGATTCGACCTGGAGCCGCATCGAGAAGGCCGCATCTGGCCTCGTGCTGAAATCTGCTGACGGTTCTGACGCCTCGCTGGCCGACAAGGTCGCGAAGTATCTCGAAACTGCTGAAGGTCAACGCATGTACGCTGAGCACCAAGCTGGCAGGAAGGACGGTATTTAATCATGGCTATCGCAGGACAATTCAAATCGGCCTATGAAATTCCGTCGTTCTACCTGGGCGCGCTCCCGGCGAACATCGACATGAGCGGCCTCGCTACGAACCCCTCCAAGCAGTATCAGGCGGTGGACGTGGGCGCGGCTACTGGCGCGGGGATTCTTGAACCCGCTGCTCTGATCGCAGTGCTCGCCGCTGGCGGCAAGTCGATCGGCATTCTTCAGAACAACCCGCAGCTCGGCGAAGCCGGTAGCGTCATGGTTCATGGCGTCTCGAAGGCTCTGCTCGGCGCAGGCGGTGCAACCGTCGGCGCAGTTCTCGCGGTCGACGCAAGCGGCAACCTCGTTGCTGCTGCATCGGGAAACTATGGAGTGGCTGTCGCACTCCAAGCAGGCGCAAGCGGTCAGGTTATCGCCGTACTCTTGCTCCAACTCGGCAAGCAATAAGGAGGGATGAACAATGCCGCAACCAACAAGGTCAGACGTTCACGTCAACCGCCCTCTGACGATGATTTCGATCGCTTTCATTCAGAAAGCGCAAGATTTTATCGCAGACAAGGTGTTTCCGATCGTGCCCGTCATGAAGCAATCCGATCGTTATTTCGTCTACACGCAAGACTACTGGTTCCGCACTGCGGCCCAGAAGCGCGGTCCTGCGACTGAATCTGCCGGTGGCGGGTTCAAGTTGAACAACACTCCGTCGTACTTCTGCGACGTCTGGGCTGTTCATATGGACGTCGATGATCAAACCCGCGCCAACGCGGACACCCCGTTGAACATGGACCGCGACGCTACGCTGTTCGTGACTCAACAACTGCTCCTCCGTCGCGAGCTTGAGTTCATGTCGAACTACATGGTCGCGTCGATCTGGACGGGAAACCCGACCGGCGATTTCCAGCCGGGTACTTCGACGGGATCGATGGGCCAATGGGACCAAACGACTTCCGATCCGATGTACGACGTCGATTACAACAAGCAGCTCATCAAGAGCCAAACCAGCTTCATGCCGAACTGCTTAATCGTTGCTGCGGACGTGTTTTTCGCGCTCCGTAACAACCCCGCTGTTCTCGACCGTATTAAGTATACCCAACGCGGTATCGTCTCCGAAGATCTGCTCGCAGCTCTCTTCGGCGTCGAGAAATTCCTCGTTGCGTCTGCTGTGTACAACTCGGCACAAGAGGGTGCGACTGCAAGCTACGGCTTCGTGGTCAAGAACACCTGTCTCCTCGTGTACGCGAACCCGGCTCCGAGCCTGTTGCAGCCTTCTGGCGGCTACATCTTCTCGTGGCAGGGCCTCTTCGGCGCGGGTGCTCAAGGCAACCGCATCAGCTCGTTCCGCATGGAACACCTGAAGGCCGACCGTATCGAAGGTGAAATGGCGTTCCAGATGAACCAGATCGCTCCGAACATGGGCGTCTATTTCTTCAATGTCCTCGCCAACCCGTAAGGCATCCTAGATGGCTTACCTAGCTGGCAGAGATATTCAGCTCAAGGATAGGGTCGCCCTTAAAAAAGGCGACCCTTATCCCGGTTTCGAGAAGTTGATTCCGCCCGTGCGGGAAAAACTTCTCAAACTGAAATGGGTCGTTGAAGGGGAAGCTCCGAAAAAGGAATCTGCTGCTCCTGCGCCGGTAGCTGCCACCTCCATTGAAATCAAGGCATGAAAAGATACATCGCGCAAAGCAGAC